GCAGCGAGGCGGCGCTTCATGGCGATGGACTTGCTCTGGAACTCGAGGGCGAGGGGCTCAGCGTACTTGGCAGGGCTCATCTGAGCGCGCTTCCAGAGGTTCCACTCAATCTCGACCGTAGCCGCGAATTCCTTGAAGATAGCCGTGTGCTCAGAAACAGAGGCCTTGTGGCTAGCAGGGAACGAGCCGCCGGTGGGCGAGAGGTACTGGATAGCAGCAGGGCCCATCGAGCTCTGCAGCATGAAGCGGTGTTCGCGGCCGTTGGGGTTGCCAACGCGCTCGGTCTTAATCTCTTCGAAGTCACGGAAGTTCTGCGAGAGCTGGTTGCGCACGCCGTTGGAGAACGAGATTTGCAGCAGGCGGCCCAACGTCAGTGTATCAATGTTCTGCATAGTCAATGTTACCTTTCTTGGTATTCTACCCTAGCCGCTTTCCTTCTGTTTTCTGCGACTAGGAGTGGTTGAAGATTGGAGAAATGGTTAGCCCTATGCTGCCCTTCCTCCGTCGATAAGTCAATCTTACTAAGCGGATAGATGTGGTCAATCTCCCACACCGTCCCATGGTTGTCCCAAGTCATGCCGTCTCGAAACTGTGCTTCAAGATGGGCCCTCAGTTCTTCCAAGGTGCATCCTATGTCCTTCTGTACGCGTTGTCTACCTATCTGGCGACGTACCGCCAGGTATAGCCTGGTACGAAGGCGACGCTCCAGTTTGAACAAGGGGTCCACTCGCTCCCGCCTACGGGCATAACCTTTACGCTGCCGCAGTACCTTGTCCCGATTGCGGTGATACCACGAAGATGCACCAGCAAGCCAGGCTTCTCGGTTCGTGTTCCGCCACTCTGCATTGGTTCGTTTAAGGTACTCCGCGTTTGCTTTGCGCCAGGTTGCCTGCACTTGTTTTTGCTGAGCGACCTTATCAGGACTAAGCTTTGCAGCATAAGCACGTTGCCTAGCCCGTACGGCAATCTTACATTTGCCATCCGAGTACCAATGGTCTCCCGGACGGTCAAACTCAGCTTGGCAATGGTTGCAAAACTTAGTGGTCACAGTTTAACACGTCCCGTCAACGCGGCTTTGAATGCCTCCGCCCAATTTCCGCTGTCCAAGTCCGACTTGAACTTAGACATGTCTGCTTGTCTACCCTGTGACGTACGTGCAGCGCTCGTGGTAGCGGCCTGGACCTTCGTCTGGGCCTCCACACGACGCTGTTCCGTAGCCTGTGCTGCTTCCTTCTTGGACTGCAGCGAGATGGCCTTACGGACGCTCTCGGCAGATTCCTTGAAGATGCGGGCAGCCAATGCTGGCGTAACCGCCTGCGGACCATACTGTTCTTCTACTTCGGCCAGCTGGTCCATTGCGTCAGACCAGATGCCCTTATCAAGCCTCGTCTCAAGGGCCTGGTCGCCGAGCGTGCCGGCAAAGCGGACCTTGTCGAAGGCTGGGTTGATGGAGGCCTCGAGGCGCTCACGTACGGCCACTTCCTCGGCCGCCTTGGCGGCTGATTCGCGAGCCTCAGCTTCCTGCTTCGTGCGGGAAGACTCGCGCTGAAGCTTCTCGATGCGCTCCATCATTTCGAGACGTTCAAGTTCGGCGGGAGAGGCATCCCGGCGCATTAGCTCCTTGTCTACCTCGCGCTGACGCCACTCCTCATAGGCTCCCTGGCGACCTTCGAAAAGGTCAACCAGACCTGCTACGCCCTCGCGCTTGAACGCACTCTCAACCTGAGTCCAGCTGTCCTTGTACTCTCCTGCCTCCTTGGCGGTGGACTCGTACTTGGCCTTGAGCTGGTCCCTCTCGGCTTGCCACTTACGCGCACCAACAGACAAGCTGATGGCACGTTTGATGGACTCGCGGTCCGACCAGTCAACCTTGACTTTGGTCTTACCATTCTCGCCCGTCACTTCAAGGTACTCGACCTCTCCCTGAACAGGCTTTTCCTCTTCCTTAACTTCGAGAGGGTCATCTCCGTCAGGAGATGCCTCGAGCGAAGCGAGAGGGTCAGGCGTATCCGCTTCCTCTTCCTCGTAGCCAAGACCATTCTGTTCCTGTGCATCTTCCAGCGAAGCTCCTCCATTGAGCGAGCTGAAGAAGGCAGCAGTCTGCGAATCCAACCCGTTGGCCGACGGGGCTGGAGCAGCTGCGGGACCGGCCTGGCCCCCAGAACTAGACTGATTGGCATTAAGAAGCAGGGTCGACTTGGCGGACACTAACATAGTGAAGTTCTCCTCTTACCGTCCTGTCGGGGATGGGTAAGCGTAGTAGTTCGACACCGCGTCCAACATAGTGAAGGATGGCGGCTGGTGGGAGGGGGCTCCCGACCACTAGGTTAGCGCCAACGTACTAGTATGTCAATACCCATTACTTGGCTTTGCGTTCTGAAAGGCTGGGCTTGCTTTCAGGTAGAGCTGCGGCTGGCTTGCACGCGCCCTGTATTACTTCCTTGCTCTTGTCTGCCTTGGCTTCGCAGGTCAGAACAACGACAGGGGAAGCGGGACGGGGCTCAAGCTCCGAGCGGGAAGCGAAGGCAGGGACAGAGAGAAGACAGAGGGCGAGGATAAGACGCATTAGGAGACTCCTTACATAGCTCCGGTTGGGGCGGCGGGAAGTTGCATCACGGGTGCTGCCGGTGCGCCTTGGGCCTGGGGACCCTTGGCGGCCATTTGCTCACGTTCACGGATGTGCTGCTCAATGAGGTCCTTGACGGAGTCAGGCAGGCCTTGGAACTCACTCGTCATGAGGAAGTCATATCCGAAGGCGAGCATTGAGGCGTGGTCTTGCAACTCCCGCGGAGCTACATAGCCGCCGGTAGCCATCATTGTCTCGAAGACCTCACGCTGACGGTCTGCAGCCATCTGAGCCCTGTCGTATGCCCCGTCCAACTCGTTGAGCTTGAGTAGGCTAAGGATGGTTTTGGGCGGGATGCTAGCCTTCTCGAAGAGTGGCATGAGGGTCAGCATCTCTTCGCGTCGGGTCATGGGGTCGAGCGAGAGTGAGGTGCCGTACTCGCAGACGATGTCGAAGCCCGACTGGATGTCAGCCGAGTTGATGTCAACGCTCTCGAAGGCCTTCTCCTTGCCGAGTACGTGGATGGTGCGAGTCTCCTTCCAGTTCTCGCGTACGATAGAGAGGTAGGTCTTGTAGGACCACTCGACGAAGAGGACGTACTTGTTGAACAGGCGACGGCGAATCATGTTGCCCTGCTGCGTGGCATACTGAAGGCTAAAGCCACTCGTTTCCCGCTGCATCTGGCCCATCATGGAGTCATTGACGCCCATCATGTCGTCGATACCTGCACGCATACGTTCCCGTACCTCACCGAGCGAGGGTGGCATGGGCAGGGGCTCCATGAAGTTTGGAGGAATGGTGCCAGTATAACGGATGACGTCCCAGGGTGAGTTGGTGATGGAGTCATCGCTAATCTCGGCATTCTCAGGAAGAAGGAGCCGGGCAACTCCGTGGGCATCCAGGATGTCGAGCATCGTATTGTCGAGCCGGTTGAGGGAATCCTGCAGTGCGCCGGCGTAGGAGATGACGCTCTTGCCCCAGAAGGTGCCAGGAATGTCAATGTCAGTCAGGATGAAGTAGGGCAGCTCGGCCTTCTTTGGGCCCTGACTCCCGTCACGTAGGACACGGCTGAACCGCTGAGGGCTGGGAGCTGCAGGTTCCGTCAGTGTGGTGCCGTCGGGGAGACACCACACGTGACGTCCCTGCATACCATTGGAGGCGGTGCCCTTTTCCCAATACTCAAAGACACGCACGCCATCTAGTGTCTGTCGGGTAACGAAGGGCGAGCCGGCCTGCCCAGACGACTGGCTAAGGTCGTTGGAGAGCTCTCCTCCTTTCACGCGGAAGGCCTCCAACTGCTCCTTCTTGTCCGGGAACATGAGGCAGGCTTCGTCCCAGCGCATGGGCACTTCCTCGAAGACGAAGTTAACCTCCTCCCAGCAGGATGCGTCAGGGTCAGGGAAGATGTGCCAGACAGGAGGGACAGTGAAGGCAAAGTCGCCCTCCATGGTCACTTCCATAGTCTGCTCGTCAAACTCAGCAATGTCGCCCTTGCTCGGGTCCCAGACCGCCTTACCAAAGGACGTACCGTACACGAGGGCCGAGAGATTGGAGCGGTCGTGCAGCTCTTGCATCTTGTACTGGCGGAGTGCGTAACGCACGAGGCGGTCGGCAGCGTCGGCCCTACGACGGTCTTCCGGGTCGGCCGAAGTAGGACGGGGCACCACTGATGGCGGGTTCGTGCTGAGCTGGCTGTGGATGAACCGAAGGTTCTTGATGACGTAGTTGACGCTGACTGGGGAACCTGAGCCCTCTCCGGCCGGGCCTGCTGAGCCCGTGAAGATGCCCGGTACCAAGTCCTGGACCTGTCCACCTTGCCCGAAGAAGCCGGTAGAACTGAAGGCAACCTTCTCGTTGACTTCCCACTCTGCCTCGTATTGACGCCGGGCTTGCATGGCAAACTGCAGGCGACGGGCAAGCTCCTGCTTGGCGGTTTCTTCTGTCCAGGGGATGATGCGCATCGTCAGGTCCTCATCTTAGCCTTTTGCGGGCTTTTCTTTGCTTGTACAGCTCTTGCAGGTCCCTTGCTTGCATTGCTTGCATTTCGCGTGCTTGGGCATTCCCTTGCTCTTTACGAATGCGATTTGCAAGACTTTCTTGAGCCCCGCGTCGTGCTGCTTGTCGAAGTCGGAAGGAGAGGAGGCCATCTTTGTTCCCTTGTCGAGTACGGAAGGTGGACCGTGCAAGCAGAACGTCTGCTAGCCGGCGTAGGCTAGCATACCTTCGGCGTTCCCACAAGCGCAAGGTAGCAAGACCAATGAGCGCCAGGATGACAACGAGTGAGATTATCGTCCCCATACGCGTCCTCCTCTACCCTGTAACCCACGCCGGGCCACCCTCATCGGGGCCAGGGGTGCCTTCGGTTTGGTTGCCTGTGCCTCGCGCTCCTGCTTCCAGGCCATACGCAGCTGGACGTCCCACGCCTCGTTAACTACTGCAGACCCCTCGAACTTGGGAATATTGTCGCAGAAGTAGGTAGCACTGTCAAGCAAGTGGTATTTGGAACCCTTGGCAATCTTGCCCTCATTCACGTCCGACCAATGAGCTTCGGTCACCTGGTCTACAAAGTCTGTGCACCACGGGGCGATGAACACTTGCGTGCCCAACTTATCCTGCAACTGCTTGATAAGCTCCCCCTTGCGGTTCTGCTTCTTATAGACACCGCAATAGGTAAGTCCCATACGAGTCGCCATCCCGGCATACCAGCTCTCGGCAGGGTCGTAGACACGCCGGACGATGTTTACGTTGGCGGTCAATTCCTTTACTTTATCCACTAATGTCACAGGGTCATGCATGCCTACGAGCTGCTCACACCGTATCAGATACCATTTACCGTCTCTCGGGTCCTCTGCCCAGAGGGTAAAGCCATGTGCACTAGAGATGGCAGGGTCACTGCTCTCCACGTGTCGCCAGGCTGGGGAGTACCCCTGCGGGGCGCGTACCATCGTCGCAGGGTCGAAGTAGTACACGGAATTGTCGTGCGCCATCCACTCGCCCTCCAAGCGCGCCTTGCGCACGTGCTCGGGAAGGGCGTCCATGCCCTTGAGGATGTCTGCCTGCCGTTCGGGGGTGTAGATGGGATTGTCGAACATGTTGAGTCGATAGACAGACCCAATGTCAGGGTGCAACTCGTCGCAGAACTTGCGGACGTCCTGGGAGATGACGAGTGGTGTAAAGGTCGCGAGGAAGTACCCATCCCGGGCCTGCACACGGCGTAGACACTCGTCAATCAGTCCCAACGTATGCGGCATTTCGTCTACCCATACGAAGTGTGCCGAATAGGACTGCACACGTTCCCGCGCCTGCGCTTCATTCTCGTAAGTCTGAAAGATGACTTTGTTCTTGGTCTTGCGATGCTCTACGGCCTGAAGGATGTTACCGACGCGGACCTCTCGCAGCTCTCCATCCGCAAAGTAACTACGTATACGGCGGTAGAGGGATTCCTCAATCTGCTTCGAGTTACGCCCAAGGACAAGGAGCTGCAAAGACTCCTTGCCCCAGTTCTGTGGTCTCTTCCAGAACGGGTGACTTTCGTCAAGCATCCAGGCCACGAGGCGTGCTCCGGTCTGGGACTTACCAGTCTGGTTACCTGCGCGGAGTATCTGGATGGCCTTCTTACCGAACTCACGGAAGACCAGCTCCTGTTTCTGCGTTGGTCTGCTGTCCGGCTTATTGGGGTCAAAACAGAGGTTAGCCTCGATGCGCTGCTTCTTCTGAATGGCAGCGGCGAGGAGCTTCATCTCGGCTTCGGTGAGAGGGACTTTGGTGTTCATAGAGAAGACGCCTCATCAACCTCGCGTGGTGTAACAGTTTCCAGGTCACCGGTGACTATGTAGTGGACATACTCGCTACAGAGGAGCCACTTGGGGTTTATTACGAGGCGGGGAATTTTCCAGCCAAGGCGGTCGGTCGTAAGGAAGAGGAGGAACCAGAGAAGGGCCGGAACGTCGTAAGCTGCCCCTAGTTTACTGACGGCACGCATGTGCATCAGCGGGGTCTCCCCAGGCAGATAAGCCACGTGCGCTACGTAGTTTTTGTGCAAGAACTGGTCAAGCGTCTGCCTCCTGCATCCACCGAGGACGGCCTCGTAGACTAGTCCATCCTCCATCTGAAGGGCGACGTGTGAGTAGGGTTGACCTGTGAGCGTACGGACGAGCCAGGAGAATAGATTGTACGGGCGGTAGGTAAAGAAGAATCTCATAGTGTAGTACTCCTAGTAATACCGAGGTAGTCCTCAATCTTATTGATGAAGGCCAGCAGCCTGGCAGCTGTCACGAAGGTAGCATCGTAGCTGGCCGGGGGAATTGCCCTAGCTGCCGTGATTGCATCGTACAGAGAACCGGTACTGAGTGCACTCACCACGTCCGCCGTAACCGAACGAACTTGTGTAGTCATCCCTGCCTGCGTGATGCCGAGTCCGATGTTCTCAGCGGCAAAGGTCACTATCAGCTCCTGTCCCTTTGCGATTGCCGGGGTAAGTACTGTGGTCATAATGGATGCGATTAGCATGGAGTTTTGATTAGCGGCATCTAGAGAGGCGAGAAGGGCATCGTACTCGGCCTGAGTAACCACCGTAAAGCCCCGCGCTATGCTAGTCTCGTTGGCGGGTTCCATCTGCCATGGATAGGAGAGCAAAACGCCGGGCGGACGTGAGGTTGCTGGTGCTTGCTCATATGTCTTATAAGCTACGTATGTCACGGTAGTACCTCAGCGGTGACGAAGCTGTTTGCTTGGACAGTCACAGCACTAGCGCTGACTTCGGAGCGGAATTGAGGTATAAGGGTGCCTCCTGTACCATCTGTGACTATAACGATGGCGGAATTGATTAGTTGGTCGGTATTTGCTGTTGATACCCCAGAAAACGTAACTACACTCGAAATGAGTGTGAAGTTGGTACGGTTAATGGTAGAAGCAACGGTAGTTGTTTCCCAATATCCGCGAGTAGACACAGGTACTATAGTGCCGCCATTGAGCGCGAAGGCCAAACCTGTAGTATTTATGACAGACTGACCTATCAACTGATAGTGTACGCGGTAGATTGTATTAGCCGCAAGCGTAATGGAAAGCTCGGGGATGTTTACGAAAGTGACGTTTGAGGAGTTAGTCAGGGCCCCTGTGGTACGGGCATAGAGCCCTCCACCTGGGACTGACGCTGTAGTCACCGTCGTCAGTTGCCCTTGTGCGTTTACTGTGATGATGGGGTAGGCTGCAGCACTTCCATAGGTGCCCGCTGTTACTCCAGTGTCGGCGATATTGAGGGTTCTACTTGCAGTGATATCTCCGCCACCAGACAATCCCGTACCAGCCGTAATGCTTATTCCACTGTGGTCCACATGCTGATTATCTACATAGTTCTGAAGTGCATTATGGTTAACCCCAGCAGGAAGTACCGCTGCGGTGATGGTACCGGCTCCGTCGTTATAGGTGAAGTCTATGCTGGCGCTATCTGTCAGGATGTTACCAACTGCATCTTGTGCCTCTTCATCGGTGTACGGTAAGATAGTACTAGTGATTGTCGGATTACCTGACACCCCGTCCGCGTTTGATAGCGAGATGCCAGTACCGGCAGTAAGTACACGCGTTATTGCCGTACCAGTCCCGGTCCGTACGATGAGGCCGGTCCCAGCTAAGCTAGCAAGGGCTGTAAGGTCTGAGTCCAGTGGTTGTGCGTCTGTAATTCCGTAATCCGTCAGCGTGGTAGGGTTAGTACCCGCAGTTACTCGCCCCTGTGCATCCGTCGTGACCGAGCGGTAGGTGCCTGCCGTACCTGTATTTGGCATGGAAATTGTTCGGTTGGCTGTGATGTCTCCACCGCCTGTGAGTCCTGTTCCAGCAGAGATTGAGACGGATGCATGGTTGACGTGCTCGTTCGCAACGTAGTTTAGTAGGGCGTTGTGATTTACACCACCAGGGATAACGTTAGCTACACGCGTATCGGTAAGCTCATCATAAACAAAATCAACTGTCGCAGAGTCAACAAAGTTACCACCCACTGCACCTTCTACGGCTTCAGTAAAGTCGGATACAGCCGAAGCGGTGATGGATATTGGAGTAGAGCTGGCCGCGGTAAGGCGTCCTTGTGCATCCACTGTGAAGGTTGCAACCTGGCTAGCAGAACCATACGAAGCTGCTGTTACCGCAGTATTAGTAAGAGAGAGTGTACGACTAGTAGTAATATTGCCGCCGCCTGTGAGTCCTGTTCCAGCAGAGATTGAGACGGTACTGTGGTCTACATGCTGGTTAGCTACGTAGTTTAGTAGTGCGTTATGGTTTACACCTCCGGCCAACACGGTAAAGGTAACCGCGCTTCCTTCGTCGTTATACGTTACATCTATACTGGCGCTATCTTGCAGCAGGCTTCCTACATAGTCCTCGACTTGCTCTTGTGTAAGACCAGCAGCAAACACAGAAACGTTACCGGTATCGTCAACTGCCGATAGATTTCCGCTAGAAGTAAAAAAGAATCGAACTTTACCGGTAGTCGGAGTAGCTGGGGTTACGGTTTGCTTGGTAAGAGTCAAGTATGCCATGGTTATTTTCTCCTAGTCAAAAATGACTACTTCGCCTTCTACATCTAACTCGCCCGTATCCTCAATCTCTATCGATTGATAACCTACCATGAGTTGCTCTTCCGGTACAAGTACTATAGTAGCGGCTTTTATAATCCTGTAATTAAAGAAGCCTCCGCCACCTGTCGAGCTGAGGAAAAAGGTACCCGTCATGCCAGCTCCTGTACTCGAACGCTAATGCTGTCACCGGACGTGGTCACTAGGAAAACGGAGACTGTACTCCCAACCGCCAGTTGCAGTGTTTGACCTACAGCAAGAGGGAAGCCAGTACTTGTTGTGACCCCAGCTGGGCCGTAGTAAATGGTGCGAGGGCCAGGATTGTAAATGAGTAGCGACTCCCTCGCCGCCAGTGGACTGGCTCCTACTTTGGCTTCGACCGCCGTGGTGGATACAGAGATTGGACCCGAGATGTAAGAGCTATCGAGTACAATAGAAATTTGCTGTGAGCCAGTACCGCCAAGTATAGTCATGATTCACCCGTATGCCTGAACGGTTCGTACATCAATTGATGGCCCGCTCGTAACTGAGTAGATGACCTGACCGGAAGCCAAGTCCCCAACCCACTGTCCACCTACAGGGACCGGAAAGCCGTTAGCAAGCGTGGCCTCTGCCAGTGAAAATCCCAGGTATAGGATGCCCGTAGGTCCATTGTTCTGAATCTGCACAGCCGTACGGTCAACCAGTGAGCTTGGTATGAGGATTGACGGAGTCCCGGTTGCCGTGTACTTGACAGCGGTCGCATTGGCGGACCCAACCTGTTTGGTACTGGCCTCTCCTGCGCTTATCCCCTTGAGGTCCACCTCAAACGCGCAGGGTCCTGTGGCCGCCACATTGATACGGACACGGGACATTGCGAGTGATGCCTTCTTCAGGAGAAGATTTGCAGTAGGACCGGTTACGGGTGGAAACGAGATTACCTCAAACTCTTTGCCAACCTCAGTAATTGTCGTTACCGTTACAGTAATGGACCCGGAGGTAATGGAACCAACCCAAAGCGAGACCAGACAGGAATCAGCCGAGAGGAGGACGGTCTTGCTACGAGTCTCCGCCACAGCAAGAGTCTCACGGAAGACTGGGATTGTGCGACCGAGTTCTACTGGCCCAAGGAACTCAACACCGTGCGATGTAGTCATTTGCGGGCCCTCTTAGTGGTCCGCTTACGTCCTGTCTTGATGACTTGTAAGCGCGGGTCATCCATAATCTCTACCCGCACACCTTCCTGAACAACGAGTATACACTCGTTTCCGTCATAGACGTGCACAGTATAGGCAGCCTCCTCCGTGGTAATGGAAGTCCCTTCCACGACAAACTCGTTGCCCTTAGCATCGACTACCTTCCACTTGCAACGCTTCTTCTTGCTCTTTTGCGGAGGAGGCAGCGCAACCAGATTATTCGTCATTTGTCTTCTCCTCGACTTGCGGAAGCACCTTGAGAGTCTGTTTCTCGATGAAGGCATTGAGTTGGTCTATGTCCATGTCCTGCACGGCACGGTCGAGCATCTTTGGTTGACGCTTGGCCTGGCGCATCTCTGCAAGTAGACGGATGACACTGACACGGGCACCTTGCGCCTTTGGGTCGCTAGTGTCGAGAATCTCGGCCATTGCATCCAGAGCCTTATCCCAAAGCACTTCAAGTTTCTGTTCTCCTTCAAACTTGTTGAAGAAGAAATCCTTGAAGCCCTTGTCACTAAACCAACGCACTACAAGGGGTGTGCGAAGAAGGTCTGCGACATCGGTAGGTGAGTAGGTGACGGGGTCCTTCATCTGAAGTCCCTCGTTCATGATAGCCCAGAAGCGAGCCTTGGCCTCTTTCTGAGCAGGCGTCGGGCGGAACATGACGCCGTTCAACTCGGCAAGCTCTGCCGGGTCGACGCTCAGTTTTACGCTTCTCTTGACGTTATCGCTCATGCCTCGTGACTCCAGACCATACCGTGGGGGAGCTTGACCTTCAGTGTCGCCCTATTGTGCCCTAGTTCTAGGCTATCTAGCAAGCCCAACTTCTGTAAAACTCGCAGGTCCTCTCTCACGTACTTAGAGTTAGCCAGGTGAGCCCGGACAGTGAACTCAGTCACGGAGGTCACTTCAATGGTCCCGTCAGGCTGCCTACTGAGGCTAGGTGTCTGCATGTACAGGAGAAAGCCGAGGGTCCGGAAAGCTCTAAACTTGTAGGGGTGCTGAACTCTGGCCACTGTTGACATCCCTTTTCGGCTATGGTAGCTTCCTGGCAAGCAGTCGATGGGTCGCGCCTTCGCCTGTCCCCCCGGAGAGGGCAGACTGGTCTAGCACCGTCTGTCCTCTTTTTATTAGCACGCCGCCTCACACCGCGCAACCCAGCCTGACCTACTTCCGGCCGACCTACTCCACCAAGCACTTAGAGTCCAGCCCGACCGCTGGTCACCTTCACGCCTATGGCAAGTGAAGGGGGCCGAGGGAGGGCGTGGGGGTAAAGCTCCCCAAGGCCGCATCCACCCAGTCGCGCAGGCCTTTTCACCGCCGCGCCGGGGAGAGAGGGCCGGTCTATACAGAGTAGCGCCCCGTGTGTGGGAGACGATTTCCCATCCGCGCTCAGTCCCAACCCCACTTGCCCACCCCCGCGCACTGCCGCACTCACCCTGTCTCGGATGTGGTTGGAGGGGGGCCA